GTTGGTTAACTGACACATAAGCCCGTGGAATGTTTGTTTGCCCAGTTTCACGTAAATCTTTTACGGCATTTCTGGCTTCTTTATCTGTTGCATCAGGATATTGAGCTTTAACAATTTCAACTGCTTCATTTTCAGTATCTGGATTCATAATTAGATTTGGAAAATCCCGAAGTGGATCGTCTTGTTCTAATTGTTCCAACATTTGTTGAATTTGCTCTAATGTAATAGGAACTTGTTTTAACGAAACTTTTTGCTCCCAACCTATAAACAATGCGCTCCATCCATATTGAAGTCCGTGTTGAGCAAGAAGTTCGGATTCTCTATTGATAGTATGGTACAACTTTGTGTCAAGCTGCCAGTGCATCATTTTGTTTGCAACTGCCGCTTGTTCTGCGTCACCTATCTCTGTTGCTGCTACTTTCAATGTTGCGCGACTTGCTGCTGTAGTTAATACATCAACACAATCGTTAATAATAGAATCAGCTAAAGGTATGCGAGTGTCGCTTGCGCCTTCCCACGGAAAAGCTTGTTTGCCTTCGTTTAAATTTTCGCTGTGTTTCTTACCATCGTCGCTCTGACCATCCCAACGGGTAAGTCTAACGTTATCAGCTTCAGAAACTTTGGTTAACGAATAACCATCGTGCAAACTGCGAATATATTCTTTTGCCAATTCCGGCACGTCCGGCTTTTCTTGGCGTTCCACTAATTTATCATTACTTTGATCCATCTAGTATCCTTGTACTGTTGACGCTTTAAATGTGCTATCCGATACATAAATTGGTTCCATAACTGCGAGATATCTTAAACAATCCACAGGGTCTTTACTTGAGCCTTTATCTCCGTCTCGATTAGTCCATTCCTGCAAGGAGTATATTACGTTTCCGCAATCTTCACTCACGTACATATTCGGCTCGTTTAAAGCCGTGACGGGTTCGTTTTGGTCGTAGTTTAACCAATCATTAACAATAGTTAATCCGTTAGCAATAGATATTCCAGCCGCTTGCCGAAAATACATAGAATCTTCTCCTTCTTCAAGCAAGTCTATTATACTAGTTCCTCCCTCTCTCCCTGCTGCTTGAGTTGCTCCAGCTCGTGGATCTATATACCGTTCTTCAATTTCTTCATCTGGGCCTTCTAAACTCCGAATGATGTCTTTTATCTCGTTTACTCCTCTGCCTCCACCAACGCTTTGTGCTGGCCCAATAGAGCCGTCTGGTTTTTCGCCGGGGATAGCCCATTCTCCAAAAGATTTCCGATCTGGCCATTCTCTGTATATGTACTTTCTTCCTTTTTCGTCTACTCGTAACCAAACCATAAACCAGTTTCGGCTCCAAGCTGGGTCAACTGCGATGTAATTAGTGCCTTCTTTTGGAATGTCTTTAGCTTCTAACACATGAGTGTGGCAAAATTTTGGAAATTGATTACCAGTTAAATTTTGAGCAAATCCGTAAGCACGTAATTTAACTTGGATAGAAGTTTCTCCTTTTAAAGTTTTTTCCATTTCCGCTATAGGATTGTAGGGATTCATAGCGGTAAAAAACCAAATAATCCGGCTATTTTCTTTTCGGCCTTTTGCAGTGTACGGCATTTGACCAATCCCACAACCCGGCACATTAACGGTATCTGGTAAAAGAGGGCTATCTCTATTTTCTAAGATTTTCATCCCGTTAACATATTCTTTAACTGTCGGGGTATATCCATCAACTGGAGTAAAAGTAATAATTAATTTACCACTTCTAGTAACTAACCTATAACGAAGTGTTTCAATCCAAGGTAATGGAACTAGTTCGTCAGCCCAAATCATATCTACTTCTCCACCCTCAATAACGCGCATTTCTTGGCTATAGTTCATAAACCAGCATTGCGATCCATTGGGTAAAACAAACGTGTTTTCAGTAAAGCCGTTTTTTTGACTATAGCTAACGTTTTGAACTTTTGTCTTTTTTAAACTCTTCCATTCTTCAGGAATGTATTTATATACTAAAGGTTGTTGATCTCGCACTGAAGACTGAGCAGTCATTCCTAGCACCCAAACTTTAGCATTCCGTTTTTGAGTTAACGCTTGGACTACTCTTTTAGCTGCAAATTCGCTTTTTCCA